ACGGGTCGTGGAAGATGCCATGAGTGTCCGTCATGCCGATCAGGAGGACCCAGTGACCGCCTCCACGCGGGGCAGAAGCAGGACCATGATGGAGGAAGCCCACGGGAACGGGAAGGCCGGCTTCTAGGCGATCCTGGAGGGACCTACGGCTACCATTTTTGTGGAACGTTGCCTTGACTTTGTAGTCTTGGGCGGCTCGAATCTGGGTTTGTGCGTTTGTTGTATCTCCATACTTAAGGACCGTGCGAAGATAGTCATCATCGCCATTAGATCCAGACAGTGAAGATGGCCACAAATATTTGATGGACATGGCCATTGTCGAACTAAAGCACATCCTATCTCCGTGGATAGTCCTACTATCGACTTGGAGAAAATATTGTTTGACAGGGATTAAAATGTTAATCATTTGATTTCCCTAAATATGCTGCGGCGCGAAGAATGCTTTCCAAATTATCACCTAAAAACCCAATACCTACGTTACAATGGTAGCACAGTAAGCCTCTAACTTTTTGAGTTTTATGGCAATGATCAACATGCCAAGTGTTCCAGGCGCCACCAGGCTCTTTGCGTTTACAACACGCACAAGAATGGTTTTGCTCTGCCAGCATACTGTTAAACTGTTGGATTGTAAGTCCGTATTTTTTTAAGGTGTAAGTGCGTTCAGCTGTTTTACTTTGTTTGGTTTTATGGCAAGATTTACAGCGTGCTGTAAGTCCGTTACGTTTTTTGTAATAGTCTGATTCAGGTTTAAGTTGATTACATTTAGAACAGCGTTTCACTTGAGGGAATCGCGAATCTTACGAAGCTTGTCATCCTCAGACCGCAAAGGCTTGAGCAGTTGAACTACCTTGAGGAAGACCTGAACAAGGCTATTGGACCGATACTTGCTGACCCCGATCACCTCGGAAGCAATAAACAATCCAAAAAAGATAGCTGCCTCATAGGACAGCTTGAGACCGAAGATGGTAATCATTTACCTTGACCTCGTGTTTGTTTACGGTTGTGGTTTTTGAGGGAATGTTGACCCTGCCCCTGTTTAGTTTTTTTAGGCGGCCCCGGCTGGTGGTCGATGCGGGAGGCGCCGGCTTTGCTGCGGACGGCCATTAGACCCCGAGCAGTTGCTTCAGTTCATCCACCGTCAGGCCAGCGGCTGCCAGCTTCTCAACAGCGGTGGGCTCTGGCGTGGGCTCAGGCTGCGGGCGGCTTTGGATCTCTGCGATCTCTTCAGCGGTGAGCGGGATGATCTTTTGCTCGCCGGTAATAACGTTGACTTCAATGCGTTCCATGATCAGCCCTCGTAGAGAATGTTGATGGTTCCAGCGTCAAAGGTGTCGGTGCCGTTGACGGTGGTGATGCGGATGCGGTCGAGGGTGTCGGAAAGGGTTTTTCTCATCCCGCCTACATGCGCGCCAACATTGGCGGTATTCGCATCCCAATTGGCCACGGCAACCGAACCAATCCAAGAATTGCCTGATAATAATGTTAAGTGGACGTGACCCGAAGAAACACGACTAGCAAGTGCGTGCCAAAAAATAAGCCCAGAGGTTGATGTAGCATGTTGCCCATATCCAAAAATAACAGACTCATACCCAGTTGTTTCGATTCCGCCGCTATCACCTAGTTGAACAAGAAAGTTAGTTGTTCCGCTTAAACTAACACCATTAAACATCACCGTAATTCGCTTCACCCAGCTCGGGATGCCGGTGAAGTCAATACTGGTGCCCGACGTTGATGCGACGGAAGTGCCGCTTTTGATGATGTTGCTGGGCGCTGCAATGGTGGTCGTGCCATCGGAGGCAAGCACGATATTGTTGCTGCCCGAGCTGGGGTGCTTGATGTTTGTGGTGTTCAACGTGCTCATGGCTGGGCCTCCGTGGTGGGGTAGGGGTAACGGGTGCGGATCTCAGCGATCTTGGCGTCGTAGTCGGCCTGGTCGGCCTCGCCACGCTGCACCTTGAAGAACAACGGGTCGGCTTCGGCGGCGTAGGCGGAAGCGCGGGAGGCGCGGGCAGATTCCAGGGCTTGCTCTTGGGCAACGATGACTGCTGCCTCGTCGACCTTGGCTTGGTCGAGGGTGACGGGGTTGCCGTCTGCGTCGAAGGCTCCAGCGCCATCGTCAATGGTGACGACGTTGGGATAAGCCTTGCGAATAGCTTCGTGGTTGGGCGTCATGCTGCTACCTCCATCAATACAAGGCTAGAAATGGACCGTGCAAAATAAACCAATGTTGAATCGGTATCTGTTCCTGCACGGTTAATGTATCCAGTCGCTCCACTTTGAACTGCCATCTGCACTTTATAGGTGATTTGAGAAGTGGTAGATGGAGAGTCCAAATAGACTGCGTTTGAGCATTGACCGTGGCTTTGCGAAGGACTATAAAAACGTGTTGTAGACCTAACACGCGACCCGGCAGAGTCTGCAATTCCTATCGCAGTCGAATCTCTGACAAGTTGAAACACGCATGTATATGAATCTGCCGACGTTCCTCCTGTTACAAAAAATTGCGCTAAAACTTTATTGCTTGATGATGTTGGCGTAATTTGAGCCGATAGTCCGGTTACATCTACAAAAGATGAAGATGCGGTGCTAAAAGTATCCGTCTTCACCGTCTGCACCACCTGCAACACATTCCCCGCCCGGTTCAACCGATCCAGGGTGCCCCCGGTACTGGGCAGAGTAAATGTCTGATCACCTGCGATCGCGGGCGCGTCAAGCTGGCTGTAGCCGGATGTGGAACCTGAAAGCCTAAGTGGACTCATGGGGTTACCTCCATTTGGTTGTTGGGGTTGTAAGTCATGGGGGTTGTTAGAGAAGGGGACTACTGGGCTTCAAGTGCTACAACGCGAGCCTTCAGTGATTCAATCTCACCGATGGCTTCCTGCAGTGCAGCCGTCAGCAGGGGCACCAGCTTGGATTGGTCGATGCCTTGATACTCAGGATTGCCCTCGTCATCCACTGCATCTTTCTCGCCAGTGATAGCTTCAGGAACAACGGTTTGCACTTCGTGAGCCAGGAAGCCGTCAACCGTTTTGGCTGTATCAGCCTTGAAGTTGAAGCGACTTGGCTTCAGTTGCTGCAGGCGGGTGATGCCGTCAGATACTGGGGTGACGTTTTCCTTTAGGCGGTAGTCGGAGGAGGTGCTGTAGGAGGTAGACGAAGCGTTGACACCGATTGAGCCAACAGGCGAGCCAGTTCCCCCTGTCGGGCTGTAAAATTGAAAAGCAGGAGTACCATCACCTCCTACCCTAACCTTAGTATTTCCATTCGTTTGTTTAAGCGTACCTCCCGCCGTGTTGGGAGCATCATTGGTTAGACCAGTGCAGCCAATAAAAACCTGGCCAGCATTATCAATCCTCAGCCGCTCCGTCGGAGAACTCGCCCCATCCGCAGTAGTGGAGAACACTAGGCGGCCTGGCATGTCGTTGGCGCCAGGGGTGCCGTCTACATAACAACCAATCAATGCGGCTTCTACAAGCTCTGAGCCATCTGCGCCTTGAAAACTAAGTACGCCCAATTCGTCGCCAGATTGAACAACGGTGTTCGAGCCAGCGGATGCAGTTCTTGATTTCCCCAGAACATGAATTGGTCCTGCGTTGTCAGCCGTGTTATGAATTTGGCTGACAATTCTCGTGGCGTTAGAGACGCCTTCGACTTGGAGTAACGCCGAAAGTGTTGTCGTGTTGTAATAATTGCTACGCGCCGTAGACGTACCAACTAACAACCTCCCCGAGCTATCAAATCGCCCGACCTCAGCACCGCCCTCGTTGAACGCAATGGTGTCAGCAGCGGGAAAGCTGATGCCGGTGTTGGTATCTGTCCCTTGAATTGCTGGGGTCCCTGCGCTGCCGTCAACGCCTGAGACGCCTGTTGTGCCGTTGAGATAAAGAGTCATGGTCAGACAATGCTCCAGGATTGACCGCTAGGAATGGTGACCGTAGCGCCGCTGTTGATCGTGATCGGGCCAGCGCTAAGGGCGTTTTTGTTTGTGGTTAGGGTATAAGAAGTAGTCACGGTTTGAGCATTTTCATAGAACACATCGTCGGTGCCACCACCGGTTGCGCCACCAGCAGTACCCCAACTAAGGGTTCCAGCAGCGTTTGACTTAAGGGCATGACCAGAGACCGTCGCATCCGTGGCGGGAAGGGTCCAGGTAACGTTTGAGGTAACAGTAGTTGGTGCTTGAAACGCTACCCAGTTGCTGCTATCAGCATCACCAAAACGTAGATCGCCTTGTCCATTGACGGTTACGTTGCCCGTAGTAACAACGTTTTGTGAGCCAAAGTCAGGGCTGATTTTGGTGCCGTCAATAGCAGCCGTAAGGCTTACATCCTGGTTAACGATAGTGGCGTCGGCAATCTTTGCTGATGTGATTTGACCATCGGCAATCATCGTGCTGGTTACAGTGCCGGTGTCAGCAGCCGTGATCGCAGTGCCGCTGATCTTGGTCTTGTCAATTGCCGCACCAACCGCAACCTTTGCGTTAGTGACTGAACCATCCGTAGGAACACGAGTATCAGACAGACGGCTATCAGTTGTCACTACAACCGCATTACCACCTTGACTCAGGCTTCCAGCAACAGCAATAGCTCCAGCAGAATCAATGGTCAGGCGAGCTGTACCACCAGTAATCAGAGCAAGTTCATCCGCGCCGGGACGACCAATACCAGTGTTGGCATCCCCATCAAAGGCAAAGCCAGGGGTAGAGGCGCTAGTGCTGTTATCACCCCGGAGCTGACCAGTGAGTGTCCCACCAGTAAGCTTCAGATACCGGGTTTCCGAGTCGGTAGCAAAATACTCCAGAAACACGTATTCCTGTGGAGGATCATCATACCTAAGGCGGAAACTAAGACCTGGATCTCCAATCAATCCAGCTGGAACACCAGTAATGGATGGATCACTTTCAGCACCAGTAGAATCCTGAAGCTCAAAATAATCTCCATCAGCAGGAGTAAGCAATGCCAGGGCAGTAAGGTCTACAACAGGGGCATAAAGAACAGCACTGGCAACGGCAGCAGCCGCCGCATTCGCTGTACTTAAAGCGGTACTTGCCGTACTAGCAGCACTGTTGGCAGTTGAAACTGCACTATTTGCAGTTGTTACAGCCGTAGAAGCGTTACTTGAGGCGGTGTTGGCAGTACTAAGGGCAGTGTTTGCTGTGGTTACAGCATTGCTAGCGTTTGTGGAGGCCGTATTGGCCGTACTCACAGCCGCTGAGGCGTTGCTGGAAGCCGTGTTGGCCGTGCTCAGAGCAGTAGCAGCCGTAGACGCAGCACTGTTGGCAGTTACCGTAGCAGCGTTTGCCGTAGTAACAGCAGCCGAAGCATTACTGGATGCCGTGTTGGCAGTGGTGACTGCGTTACTAGCATTTGTGGAGGCTGTGTTAGCAGTAGATACAGCCGCAGCCGAATTACTGAGGGCAGTATTGGCAGTGCTAGTGGCAGCGTTAGCCGTACTGATTGCCGTGTTGGCAGTTGTCAGTGCGGTGTTTGCCGTTGTGGTGGCGGAGTCTGCTTCGAAGTTGGACTCCTGAACAGCGTAAAGTGTCTGGGTAAAGTTATCATTCAGATCCTGAGCCTTGATGGCAGAACCTGGAAAGATGGTAGCAGAAGCCTGATCAATGTCGGTTTCCCGATAGATCCGAATTGCAGTCCCAGCACCTGGAGCCGTCAGAAACTGAATAGAGGAAGCAGTAGCAAAGATGTAGTTGGTGACAATGGTACCATTAACTGATACCTTAACATCAGCCTGGTCTAGATACGAAAAAGACAGGGAATAGAGTACCGTTGACCCATTCCCTGTATAGGTGTTTTGAACGACAGCCATGGTTTACTTAAAGTTCATAATGTCTTGGTAAACCTTGTTCAGACCTTCAACATCAGTAGTGCTGAAATCTTTAGGCTGTTCAAGGTTGTAGTTGCCCTGTTCGGTTTGATACTGGGCAGCACGAATCTTGCGGTTCTGTTCGGCAACGATTCCATATTCAAGTTCAAGCTTGGCAAAGGCACGTTTGCGAGAGTCGTTCCAGATTCGCTTGACTTCATCGTTGGTAACGGGGGTGTCACGAGTGTAATCACTCATAGCACCTTTATTGCGGTTCTTCCACTTAGCAAGATCTTCCTTAACCCAGTCGAGTTTACGGAGATTGTCAATGTCCCTACGGAGGCCGTTATTGAACATTTCCTGGCGGATGAACTGCTTTTCCTCAGCAGTCAACGGACGACCATTAGGGGCCTTATCAAGACTATCCTTCCAAGAAAACTCAATCTCCATTAGGAATTTAGCCACTGGATCTTTGTTTTCCGGAGTCATCTCAAAGGGCACGTTGGCATTCCACAGTCCGCCATTTGGATTACGCATGGGTTTGCCTGTTAGAACGTCAGGCATAATAGGCCTTGTTAAGGCATAACCTGGCAATGCCGCAAGCATCATCCGTTCAAACTCATTGCTGTATTCCCTCATGTATGGGTTAAGGGTATTAGCCAAGCCACGTCTGGCACCAGCAAGGGGTATTTGATTGTTAAACTGACTGAGAAAAGCTTTCATGACTTTTTCTTCAGTCATAGTTTCTGGATCCAAAAATTCCCCCAACCCAGAAAGATTAGCAAAATAAGATTTATCAACAAAACTTGCAGAAAGGGCAAGTACAAGTTGACCCAGCAGACGCTCACCCATATCTGCTCCTCCCATTTTTACAACTGCTGCAACATCCGCAACTGCTGCAATAATGTTGGATAAAGGTTCAAAAGCGTTATAGGAGATTTGCTGACCTGCAAATTTAACTGAACGTGGTTGAATTCCTAGCTTCTGCCAACGTTGACGTTCTTTTGGATCAATAGGAATGTTGCCGGTAATTTTGTCATTCCAAGCAAAAGGAAAAACTGCTGCTGCAACCATTGCTCCAAGCGCCTGTCTGCCCTCATATTCAGCAATCAACAGTGGATCACCAGAAGCCATTGCATCTTGGTACTGCTTGGAAGCTTTAGCAAACAAAGGCATATGCTCAAGCTGATACGAAAAGATGTTTGCTGGAGTCCGGATAAACGGAACAGCAAGACGACCAGCAGGACCGATGTAGGGGAGGTTATCAAGGGCAGCAGACAGGTGATTCAAACCCATGCCTGGATCATTCTGAAACGTACCAATCTCTGCATATTGTTGAAGTCCCTTGTCACGGATCTGTCCAGTATTAGGATCCATGTACTTGGCATATTCATTAACATATGCTTTGGTACGAGCAGCTACATCCAAAGGACCTTCTTGATAGGCTTTGTAGGTTGCAATTTCAGCAATTCTTTGCCTAACAAGAATAGTCTTAAAGGCATCGTCCATGCTAACCAGAAGTCGGCTGGGAAAATCAAAGAATTCCGCAAACCGATACTGAGCCTTTAAGAAGCCAACAGTGAGTTGCTCCGTTGGGGTCTTGGCAATTTGCTCCATGGCTTGAAGCGTTGCCAAAGATTCGGCATCTTGAACCACACGATACGTTGTTGAGGAAGCAGGAATGCCTGTTTGCCACGTCTTAGCGGCCACCCTAAGGGCCTCCTGGGTGCTTTGTGTGATAGCATTATACCCAGCAAGGGCAGCCTTAATCGTGGCTTTGTCGCCCTTCCAGGCACCGCTGATGGCCATGCTTGTAGGGGCTTCAACCAATCGGTAAACACCAGAAAGGTTGCGGAACATGGTCTTAGCACCGGAAAGAATGCTATTGTAAAAGGTAGACATCTGGCTCTTGCCAAACATCTGCATAGCAGTCCCCGCAAAGGAAACAGTTTTGGATGGATCACCACCAGCAAGGACCATAGCCCTCACCAAAGCACGCATCTTATCAACAGCTTCCGGATCACCCTTACGATACGCATCCTTGACTTCCTGTGCCCACTTGGTAAGGCGACGAGGAGTGACCAAATCATCCGTTTCGAAGTCACGGGCAGCCATTGCTGCTTCACCCGCTTCAACGTTTTTGGTGATGCTCTGCTTGAGCGAATTAAGAGATCCACCAAAGAAGTTAGTACCCTCTTTGTAGAACTCTAGCACACCCACAAGCCTATCAACAGCCCGGTCAAAGCTATTGAAATTGTAGATCTGAGCCACATCAGCTTCTTCAGCCTGCTTAGCCAGATCGTAGATTTGATTGGAAAAGTCCCCAACAATTGCCTTCATGGCAACAAGGGCCTCACTTGTAGGAACCTGACGACCGGTTTGGTTGATGGTTAAGGTGGCTTTCTGTTGTTCGAACAAGCGTCGAATAAGAGCAGCTTCACCCTCTTCCGTCACCATATCGTCAAAGGGACGAAGAGCATCCAAGAAGTTACGGTAAATAGTAGATGCGTTTCCAATAACCTCATCAACGGTTTTACCCGTCATCCGAGAAATCTCAGCAACATCAACACTCTTTTCGTACTTCTTAACAGCCTCCTCCACCCAGGTATCCTTGTAACCAGCACTGCGAATAGCCGAGTCCGTCATGGTTTTACCAGACGCACCATGAATGCTAATCTTGCTGGTTTCTAGTTCCAGCTGATCAGCGGCTACCTTGTTGATTGGGTCAGTCTTAACAGTGCCTTGGGTTTCCCAATACTCATACTTGGACTCAGGGTTACCAGCTTCCAGAATCGTGTTATCGATTTCCTTCTGCTTATCCATCACATCGTTAAGTTCCTTATTTAGTCCCTCAAGAATGTCATCGTCTTCTGGATCTGTTGAGGCAATCCGTTCCCTGATCTTTTGTTCGTCTTGGAGAAGCTTGTTTAGTTCCTCTTCACGAACATCATTCCAAGCGTTTGATTCCTTTGCTTGAAGGGAATCGCCCTCTTTTGCAAGATCATCGGCCTTGGTAGCAGCAGCATTAACACCTTCTTGAATGGCCTCCGCGTCTGATTTACCAGCTCTTTTGGCTGCTTGAGCAGCAAATCTACTAGCAATGATAGCTGATAGAGCATTACCCGCAAAGTTTAAGGGACCACCTTCAAGGGCTGACTTAGCTCGATTAAGCCAAGGGTTATCTTCACGGTTAGTGGACAGTCCAAACACAAAGGCATCCTGATATTCCTCAGGAACCAGCGACTTAACCGCATCCGAAAAGTTACCATCCTTTACGTTGGTCAGCATAAAGTCAGCAACCGCACCAGGAACCAAGTCCTCAACAGCAGCTTTCTTTACCTGTGCTCCACGCTTAGCAAGTCCAGTAAGTTTAGGATCAATTGGTTTGGTTCCAAGTTTACCACCTGGAAGCTTCCTAGCCCCACGAACAGCAAGGTAGATGCTGAGAAGTTTGGAAGCAGCTTGACCCACCCCAGTCTTAGGGCCTTCAATGCCAATATCAGACAGGGCTCGTTTGTACCCATCTTGATCGGGACGCTTCCCAAGGTTAACAGTAGCATCCAAAGCAAGCTGGGACACAACATCGACAGGCCCTTCAATCAGATCAGCAACTGCTTGCTTACCTGCTTGTTGGACGTCAGTAACGAATTGACCAACGGGTGATTGTTGAGCCCTGCCACTGCGATAAACTTGCTGGATGTTAGTCCCTAAAAGCCTATCAGCAGTGCCGGTAATGGCATCGCCAGGGTCGTTGATAAACTGACCAATAGGTTGAGCAAATTGAAGAGGATTGACAAGAGATTCATTGAACTGTTTCTCTTGAGCGGCTTTTTTTTCAGCAGCAGCGCGTTGCTTTTCAGCTTGTTTACGCTTACGCTTTTCCTCTTCTTCTTTCTTCTTAGCCTCAGCTAGGGCACGGTTTTGCTTAGTAATGGCAGCGGCGTCAAGAACCGGCACACCATCAATCTCTTTATACTCAGCCATGTTTGTTTGGGAAGTGTGGTCCCCCTCAAGGGACAAGGAATAGAGCGGGAGGCCCTATTCCCCGCAAGGAAAGGACCTTATTTCCCGAGTTGTGAGGCAATGCGCCTCCGAAGCCGATCAAAGTTACGATACGGCGTCATGCTTGTACTACCAGCTGGTGCTGGAGCAAAGAAGTCAATACTGGCAATGGTTCCATCTGCGGAACGAACATTACCGGTACCTCCTTGTTGACCGATGATCTGTCCAGGTGCTACCTGTGATCCAACCCTTAGGGAAGGACGAGAGGCCAGGTGACCATAAAGGACATCCACGGGTTGATTGGTTTCTGGATCAATCGATTCAACAACAACGTAGTTTCCATAGCCAGGTTCAAAGTTAATATCCTTGACCCTACCAGGAAGTACGGCTGGGAATCGTTTATCCTCAAAGAACACATCAATGCCGGGCTGACCATCAGGACGTTCATAGGTGATTGAACTTACCTGCCTACGAACGGATTGTAACCCGGCACCACTAAAATTTCCACTTGACATCTCCTGCCGAAGAGTCCTTAAATACCGAGGGGCATCAATCTTTCGACTGGCTTCCCACTCCATATTAAGATCCTCCACAGCACCACGGAGATCATTACTTTGACCACGCAGATACGAATTAAGTCGCTTCCTCCAAGGGAAACCTTCGGTAATCACCGAATCAAACAACCGATCTTGGGTAGCCTTATTAAACACTGCGGTATCAGGAATACCAGCAAGGCGTTGAGCAGCCTCAAGGGTTTTGATTTTGAACTGATATTTACCGTTGTGAAGGTAACCACGCTGTTTGACTTGGGCAATGGTCATCTTTGGAAGCTGTGGATCCTTGAGGTTACCAGCAACTCCATTGTTATAACCACCATACCCTTCATCACCAGGACCACCTTCCAGATCACCTAGAGCGGTTCTGAGGGCAGCCAGGCCTTTACCAGCGCCTCCTTGGAGCTGGCCTTGGAAATCTTGACCGGCTTTTGCTCTTTGAAGGCGAAGCCGTAGCCGTTCTCTGGCGCGACCTGTAATTCTTGGGTTGGCCAAACCGGCAGCAGCAACAGGATCGTAGCTAGCGTTGTCGGAGTAGCGTTTAGCAGAAACATTAGAAGAAGTTACATTGTACGGAATTCCCGCAAGCTGCGCCTGTTGTTTGAGAAGTTCATTAACCGATAGGTTGCTGGCCTTGGCCATGACTTCTAAATCAGCAGACGGTTTGCCTCCGTTGTTGAGTACATCAATGTTTAACTCAAGGCGTTCCCTTGGAAAGAGAATGCTACTGCGTCCGGAGACAACGCGGGGAAGGCGGGCAGCCACTTGTTCAGCCAGATCCAGACCAGAAGGTCCAGGAACACGACGAGTTGGTTTTGGCATGTTTGGCAGTGTGCTAGGAGTAGGAAGAATCCATTGACCTTTATTAGGTCCCTCCATAACTTGCCTTGGTGCCAATCCACCCACATTAGGTGTAAAATATTCGTTAATTTGTTGTTCAAAAAAACTTTGCGCTTGCATCGCGTTCATTTGAACTGTGGCCAATTTATCTAAGGTCGCAGCCCTAGCAAGCGATACGGCTGCATTTACTGTAGAAGCTGTTTTATCAGCAAATTGAGCATCAGAAATGCCGTTCATCTTCATCACTTGACGAAGTTTATCACGACCATATGCTCTCATTACTGATAAATCAGGAAGCAATTTTTCGTTACTGTCACTTGGAAGTAAAGCTTTTGCTCGTTGAGCAGCATCTGAACTGATATGACCAGTTGCTTCAAGACGGTCGATGTCAGCAGAGCTTTTGATAATGCCCTTACCAATCGCATCAATGACGTTCTGATCGTTCTTTGGATTGTAGTTCTTACCAAAGGAACGGAGCTTGATAAGGGCTTCAGTAGCATCAGGATACAGCTTTTGCATATCCTCAAGCTTGCGCTGCGTTTCTTCAAACAGCTTTGGAGACGGGCTGGATTGAAACTGATTGAGCATTGAGGAGATTTCTTCCTTGACGGATTCTTCTACTTCCTTTGCCTGTGCTTCAATCTGACCATCAAGCTTAGCACGAACCTCAGCAACCTCAAGACCAAACCGTTCCCCTACGGTACGCAGGCTAGGATCGTCTGGATTGATTAAAGAGGATTCGTAATTGTCCAGGGCTGTTTTGGCTTCATCTGGATTGGTTTTACCAAGGCGTTCAATTTGAACAAGTATGGTATCGTTGGCAAGTTTGTTAGCATCCTTCCAATTGCCAGTCAACGCATAAGCATCCTTAAACGTTGTAGCAACCAAACTTTGAGCTTGAGTAGCATCAGCAAATCCAGATACCTTTGATCCAATACCAGCAATAAACCGTTCCTGATCAAGGGCTACCCTGTTTCGAACAATCTCTTGCATCCGTTCACCCAGAACCTTAGCCCTCACCCTCAGCATGACTGGGGTAAGGTGTTCAGAAATGATGAGTGGATTAAGATCACGGATGCCAGATGCCTCCATAAACCGCTGAAGACCCACCTGCCAAACCGCCATCAGTTCTGGTTGGGTTTGAGCCGTTGCTGGGGTAATGAAGCGGGTAGAACCGTCTGGTTGAGTTAGGGGAATCTGTGTTTCCCGATCACGAACAAACGTATCAAGAACTGATTCTGCCTGTGTGGCAGCCAGCTGGGCACGACCAATGGCTTCCCCATAACGTTGGTACGCATTAAGGGTTGCGTTTTCTTGGCGATAGGTTTCCCCAAGGCCAGGATTGACAGCGGTCAGTTGATTGGCTGTTTGACGCTCTTGATCAGCAGCGACTTCAAACTGTTGCTTTTCTTGTTTGTACTTGGTAATGATGTCAGGGTTAACCGTCACATCACCATTGAGGACCCGAGCAATACCAAGCTTGATGTCACTCTCAATGCGTCCTTTGGTTTCTTCAACCATGACCTTATTAAGCGTTTCCGAAAAGGAAGTAAGCGCTTCAAGATCTTGTTTATTGTTTTGGAGGACAACCTCCGCCACAGCGTTTGCTTGATTAGTACGACGTTCTGTTTCTCGCAGGAACTGAGAACTAGGATCAAATGCCTGAACCGGATTGAAACCAGCACTACGCTGAGGGCCAGTTAGTTGAATTTGTCCTGGGGTTGATTCATAGATACTGGCCATTGCTTATCCTCTTTTAGGGGTGTAGATAGCCGCTGTTCCAGGCTTAAATTGACTGCTGCCTAACCCTTTAATGGTAGGAGTATTGCCTCCACCACCAGGACTAATCGGTTTCAAATCATTCCAGGTGCTCAATCCACCAATAGCAGCAGAGCCTAGACCCGCCACCAACCCAATACCGCTAGGACCAGGCATAGCAATTGGAGCACTAGGTTCCAGGGTTCTTTGGGACGCAGCCACGTTATTGGCAGATTCCTGTTGATTAAAGATACTATCAGCTCCAACCCAATAATCTTGGTTAGCATAGGCCAGGTTCTGACCAAGCACAGCCATATCACGGTCGGCAGTCCTTTCAGCATCCGCCAAGAGAAGTCCAATAGACTGACCAGTACGTCCACTAGCCATCACAAGCCCCTGTTGCTGGAGGCTTTGGATGGTGCGTTCCTGTGCCTTCTGAGCAGCCTGTGCGTACTCTGCTTGAAGCTTACGTTGTTCGGAAATGTAACCTCGGTTGGCAGCTTCGGTATTGAGACGAATCTGTTCTGCGTAGGCCCGTTCTGATTGCTTGTAGGCTGTTAGTTGAGCCTGGTATTGTTGTTGAGCAACAGCGTTGGCATAGTCTGTTTGCTGTTGCTGTTGTTGATATGATGCAATTGAACTAACGGCTGTACTAGCAAAGGAGCCAATCGCAGTTACAATTGCTAGTGTTTCTGTACCTAAGCACATGGCATTAACTTAGCAAATTCTACATAGGTTAAACGATTTGGACCTACGCTTCGGTATGACAGTCGTTTAAACCCAAGTTTATGAAGCAGCTTCATGTGCATCATGTTTCTTGGATCAGCGATGTTGTGAAGCATCAGGTAGGAGGTTTGTTGATCGACCCATTTTCTTGCCTCCTTAAAAAAGAGTTTTGGGTACTGGCGGACATATGGTGTGGTTAACATCCAGATAGCTCCGCTATGGGCATCTGTTCTGGATACCCCAGCCAACCCACAAATCATCCCATCTGGATTCCAAAAGCAAATAGGATTGTCAGAAGCCTCAACAGAAATGCGGAGCCCGAGGTACATATCTGTAACCCCAAGCCCCTCAAGTTCTTGTTTGTCTTCTGGTTGAAGATTTTCGGCCACCCATTGAATATCGAGTGGCCTAGCAATGTCAATAAGCTTTGTGCAAATACCCATTACTTGATGGAGATGCCTTTGTTGTTGAAGGTACCTTCCCAGGTGATTGTAGTAAGAGCCGTAGGGAAGGGGCTATCCGCAACCAACTCTACCTCAACCTGATCGCCTTTGGCAAGCACTGGGACTGTGTTCTTGGCATTCCTAAGGACTGGAATGGTGTTGGCCTGGTAAAGGTTACCAACGATTTGTGGAAGGTTGATGGTGAACTCGTTGCGACCATCTGCCCTAACCTTAACCACGTATGGGCCAGAGTTGTAGCTGTCGATTGACATACGATTGATCATTGGGACATTCAGGGTATCCTTACGACCTTCCCCAATAAGGTAATAAAAGGCAGGAAGAATGGCGGATGCTTCATACTTATACCCAAGAGCATATCGCTTGGTAGTTTGATCACCATCCACAACCACAAAATATCGTTGTCCAACGGGCTGAGCAAGATCTGTTTGAAGAGTCAGCTCCTCAACAACTCCAGGTTCTAGTGGATCCAACGAAACAAGAATAGGTTGAAGGTTGGAATCATTAGCTCCATCCTTAAAGCAGATATGTGTTTCATCAGTTCCGGCAAAGTAAACCTTGGTAGGGTTGTAATCAAAGAGATCCAATCGAAGGTCCAAGTACCGGTCTTCAAAGAACACAGCACCGCCTGGAGTATCCGTAAGGAGATTAACCTTACTTAGGATATGGCTGCTGTTGTGCTTGGTTACAGCATAAACAGTATCATGGTCAAACTCCACCATTGCAATGTCGCCGGGAAGTTCCCACTTAAACCAGGAAAACATCAAACGCTTTGTGCCATCCTCAAAGAATCGAAAGATGTAAAGGTTCTTAGGTTCCCTGTTGCTAAACAATGCAAATGTACTAGCGGAACTGGTAACCTTTAGGTCCCGAATGTCAGATGGAATGTAGGAAGGAATACCACGGGTCAATTCAACAACGGTAGGTTTCTCACCAGGGCCACCAATCGACATCTCAAAGACGCCAGTAGCTGTGTCGCTCTGCTCTACAAAGATAATACTAGATCCAGTATCGACAGGAGAAATACGGGGCGACTGACTAAAACTACTAAGAAGGTTAATCTCAGCCGTAGCAGCAGAGAAAGCCTCGGTTGTGGTTTCCAAAAGGTATTGAGCATTATCCGCAAACAATGCCAATCCTCTGGGAATCTGAACCGCATGTCTTAACTCAATTGGTTTAAGGGAACCACAGCTAAGATCAATTGGATCACTGTTGACAATTGTAATGACAGTGCTGGCAAAGAAGTTGAAGTAGTCCCCAGCCTGTGAGCAGATGACATTTTCATTAGACATCAAGATCAAACGATTCTTGAAGAACGAAATGCCATGAATTTTACTTCCCACAAAGGTCGGCATCAAATTGGTATCTGCATCACCAACAACCCTTGGTTTCCAGAATTGCTTAGCAACTCCATCAACGGATTGAGTAACAGAAGCAACAGTATCAACTCTAAAGGTGTCACCCTCAGCATTAGACATTACATCCAAAGCAGTATATGCTCTGCCTGCTCGGCTGATGGATACGCCGTTGATAACTCCAGTATTGACCGTAGTGAGACGAAGACCGGCCTGTTGTTGAATGGCAATGGTAGGTCCAGCAGGCGTTACGTTTGTGTAACTGCCAAGCTTTGAATAGGTGATGTTGCCGATGGTAAAGGAAGAATCCGTGCTGGTAATCCTAAACACCAATCCATTCAGGTACCACCGAACCTCCTGTGCGCCGGTTGTGTAAACAATCCTTTCAACATAGTTGGTACTACTTACCGACCATGTGTAGTCAGTGTTTACGGAAGTCGTAGTTGTGGAGGTTACCTTGAGACGAAGGTTGATTCCAGTTCCCCCATAAACGGGAAAGCTTTGACCAACCGCATACCTTCCGTTTCCAGAGGTAAGAATACTTACCGCAGAAGGTACACCAGTAACTGTTGCCGTTGTTGGGGTGGCAATAGCAGAGGCTTCATCTAACTTACGGAAGGTAAATGTACCGTCGGCTTCACGAATAATCACGTGAGGCATTGTGGATTCATTGATCGTTTCCACAACACCAGGACCAATAGTCTCTTCCCATACACCAGTACCACTGGAGCTTCCATCGCTGGTGACAAACTTCACATAATAGTCGTCTCCATTGGAATCCTCAGAAGCCAGAATCTTAATAATGGAACCATTAAGGAATTGCCTTGGCAGTTCACTAACAGTACTAACAGTTCCTTTATACGATTGAATGGCATTGCCAGCAGTTCCCCCTTTAGCTTCAAGGGAAAAGTCTGCGTTGTTTGCCCTGCGGACGTGAATAGAGTTACCAACACCGGTAGCTACAAAGGCAGGGTTACCGTTGATGGAACTAACCAGAGCATTGATGATGGTGCTTGCGTTGAGGGACGAACCAGAGGTGGTTGGAGAGCTGTAGGTAAAGGAAGTACCAGCAATCTTCACCTCATAAGTTGTGTCGTAGGCAACACTATTCAGAACAATAAATCCATACGGTGTGATGGATGCACTCACATCACCAGCATTTTCAGTAACCGTAACGGTTCTGTTCAACACAAAGTTGTAATCATTGATCTGGAGGATAGCAAGATCCGCCGAATCAGTATGTGTTGCGTAGGTGGTAGCAGAAGCTGCCGGAGTATTTACCGTCTGTTGAATGCCGCTGTTTGCATCCCAGATCCTAAGAACTCCTTGCTTGGTAAATTGAACAAGGTACTTCTCTTCCTCATCTCGAAAGATAGGAAACCATGTTCCATCAGACGCAGCATTGTCAAGCTTACGGATGCCCCTAAGACCTGGACGCTTAGCCAGACCAAATGTAGGATCTGGATAGTAGTTAATACATTCTCGCAGCTGGTTAGGAGCCTTGAATGCGTCCGGCTGCTGCGACACCCCACCAATCAGGTTAGGTAGTTTCTGGGAAATAGCAGCCATTATCGTGCGATGGTACGGAACGGAGTGTAAGAAACGTAGAAGTTCTGGCCAGTCTCCAACCCAAAGATGTTTACCTCAGAGGTGCTGGTATCATATGCCAAACAATTGGAACGTAGAATGGCTTCGTCTTGTGCGTTGAAGGTAACCATTTCCTGTGAGCCTAGCGCACGACCAGCAAAGACACGGGTTGCCCGCTGAGCAATGTAATCCTTAAAGGGCTGTGGCAGATCCTCAAAGTCAAACAACCATACCACATCACACGGGATTGGAGAACCAGTAGGGAAGGTGTAGGTGTGGTTTACCTTGTCGTAAAGTTTGCCATTCCTCAGTACGGTCTGGTACTTCTGAACGTTAGAGGTTTTGTTATCGGAAAGGGAAAGGACATCCTGTGGAACAGAAATGTTTCCGTTGACATCCGGAGTGAATGGGTAGTTAACCTCGGTGTTGAAGTGCCACCCTTCTCCTTGAACCTCACGGTTGACGGACTCAAGAATGTCCAGGGCAAGAGCAAGTTCTGGGTTGGCAACATCAAGGCTGACCACTGGAGCCTGCCCGATGCCGCTGAGCATTTGGTTAATCGCAGCGAGTCTATTTGTCATATCTATCCTTTAACAGGCAGGATTGTTATTAAAAGAAAAGGAGGCAGGCTTTAATAACCCACCTCCTAATCAAGTCCTAATTCAAATCAAATTAGGAGATCCATCATCAGACGTTGCGGAAAGCACCGGCAACGGCCACGCGCACAGGACCAGCACCGTAAGCCAGACGGCCCACGATCACGTCGCCCTGATAGATGACCTTGGTGTCAGCACCGGTGGTCTGAACGCTGGGGCCGATGGCCTCAACCACACCAGCAGCGTCGCGGTGGAAGATCAGACCGCAGGCGTTGGTGAAGTCGGTAGCGATACCATAGGTGTTGTTCTCACCGGTCACAGCAGCCGCGTCGATAGCGGTACCGGCAGCCGAACCATACTTGCCCAGGAAGGGGATGTTGTTCGACTTGTAGATGCGGATACCAGCGATCTCATAGAGACCTTCGCCGCTGTTCAGGTTACCCTGGCTGTTACCATACTCACGATTGAGGATGTTGGTATCAACCTGGCTGATCAGGGCGTAGTACTGGCGGGGGCTCAGAACGGCCACACGACCATCCTTAGGAGCAGCCACTTCGTCCAGGCGGGCAGCAGCTTCGAAGAAGCCGTCAACCAGGGCCTGAGCATCATACTCCTTGTTAGCACCCAGGTTCACGCGAAAACCACCAGGCTCGCCGGTCACAGCAGCGGTCAGACCCGAGGCACGATCCAGAACGCGGAAGATCCGACGATCATAGAACTCAGCCAGGGCTTGACCGATTTGACGGGCGATGGGGCCACGGATGTCATACTGGGCCAGGGTCTCGTCGAGGTTATCAACGAACGCCGAGGCAACCAGCAGGTCATCCATTGCGATCGTGGTCTCAGCAGCCGGAGGGTTGCCGCTACCCAGAATCGCATTGCCGGGGGTGTGATAGCCGGCCTGAATACGACCGGTGTGGATGAATTGAGCTTGCTTACCACCACGCAGGGTCCGGTTCATGACCAGGCCTTTAGCGATAGTGGAGTTCCTGAATGCTTCATAAACTTCACCGGTGAAGAGCTTCAGAAAGAGAGCCTTCTTGTCGCCGGCCTTATTAATTTGTCCAAGTTGTGTAAGCGTTGCAGTCATTGTTCTAGTTAGTAAATGTCATCAATTAAGTCTAAGGCATTAAGAGCTTTATACGCCCGCCTGGCACCTAAATAAGGCAAGAAGGAACTTAGGATCCGCGCTACTTCTTTCTTTTTAGATGTATGCCATTCGTAAGCAGGTCTCCAGTGTTGATTAACTTTTGTCTGTTTTGTTTCGTAGGGTCCGTTAAGACGTTTAATTCCTACAATTTTTCCAAATTTTTCAAGGACATCTCTATCACACATTTTAATAGAAATGCGGGGAAATTGATACCCTTGAGTGTTGCAAAAGACAATAGAACCTTCACCTTCAAACAAGCCTGCCGCCCAGGCAATTTCAAGTTCGCTAGCTAGCATTAAGTATTCGGTTTTTAGGAAATACATCCGTTGTATTGGGTATCCGGCGCACCGGGCCAATACTCCAGTCGACTGGGTTTTTAAAGAGGTTGTCCCATCCTCAAGGGGCGCCAGTAGGATTCGAACCTACATTGAACTGCGTTGGCAGTCGTCTTTCCATTTAGATGATGGCACCAGCGACCCCTCTGTTTGAGCTTCCAATGGATA